CAATATTACCAAAGTTCTGTTTGGCAAAAGCCATGGGGTCTGCTGCCGCGGCTTTGAAACCGGCGCTGGCCATATCTGCGCCAGACATTGTGGCTGGGTTAGCACCACTTTTTAAAAACTCATTAAACGCTTGCCCCGATGAACCTTGCGCCGCAGCAACATCGCCAAATACTTGTGCGCCAGTGCCGGTTGCTGATCCTGCTAACGCCTCAGTCAACCCAGCACCTGTGCCAGCACTCATCAAGCCTTCAGCCAATCCAGCGCCACCATAAGCACCCAATCCGGCCATGAGGCCGCGAGATAAACTGCCGGTAGCCAAGGTAGTCAGACCGCCCGTGACCAAACCTGCTGTACCTGCACTCAAACCTATCCCAGCAATACCGAACGCCCCGGGGCCTAAGAACGCGCCAAGGGCAATAGGGGCAACCATCTTGAACAAGTCCGACAGCATGCCTGCTTCGGGCAAACCAGTGTCAGGGTTTATTGTCAATGAACGACCGTTTGCTTGGGCAAAAGCTTGTAGGCGCTGGACTTCGTCCGGCGTCATGTGGATCAGTAAAGAATCATCGCCACGGCCTTGCTTGGCAACCATGTCGGCAAACTTATGTAGGCTCATTTTTGCCTCTCAAAATGGGGGTTGTTTGATAATATCATGCTGGGAGCGCAGACACAAATGAAAGTGTAGCTACGACGGATTGCGTAGAAGGCTTAGTAGGCGTGCCGGAAGCGGCAAGATGTTGGATGGTTACATCTATCGTAGGCACAGACCAGTAAATCTCAACGTGGTCACCTGCGGCCATATTTAAAAAGTAGTTCCAGCCAACAATTGCGTGACCGTCTGTGCCCGCGTGTCTGTTTGGGATAGACACAAAACCTGTCGAGCCGGTAATGTCTTCGCCGTTTTGACGTAGCCAGATGTAGACATCTTGGAAGGCTGTGTCTGTGTTTCTAAACTGAGCGCTGAACTGCAGGTTATATATGCCAGCGTACTCCACAGTAATCTCAGAGTTGACGATCCTTACGCTATCAGCAAAGTCAGTGGTGTTGAATGTCATCAACGTTGCGGTGTTGGCTACAGCCGTCTGGTCTTGGTCGCTAGAAAACGCTCCGTATGGATTTGACACATACTTACCACCAGTTGGGCCAAACAACTCACCAAACGCGTTTTGTAGTTGGTTAAAGTACAGACGTAAGACGTTCGTGAACTGATCCTGATAGCGGCGCTCGTACTGATCCGTGCCCAGTGGTAAATTGGGTGGTGCGGGGGTAATGATCCTGTTCTTGGATGTCATCAGCGCCTACCGTCAGGACGAATATCAATACGCGGAGCACCCAGTTGCCAGACTGTATTGATCTGGTTAGAGCTAATCTTAAAGATCATCTGGCGACCACGCATGCGGGTAAATATCTGCCCTGTAAACTGCTCAGTAATCACGTACGTACTGCTCTTGGCCACGGGTTGTGCTGCCGAACTTGTCACGCCAGAGCCTGAATTTGCCAAGCCGTAGAGCGTCATGGTTACAGACGGTGCGGCACCTGCCGGTGTGTTCTCCGCGTTCTCAAAGGTCAGATCAGGAAGGACGCGCCACACAAAACCAAAATTGTGTCCATCGCCAATGTCAAACTCTGAGGATGAAATGTAGGCATCAATAGCGGCAGTTGTTCCGGTTTCATTGTTGTTTAACCCGTTTTCGTGTAACACCAAGTTATTGCTGTACGTAGCCGCTATGGGGAAATCAAGCAAACCAGAGTCAAGCCAAGCTGTGCGCCCCAGATTTGCACCGTAGTACCAGATTTTCTCTAAGTAGTTATAGATGACATAACGGTCAATTGTGTTGCTGTTAGCTGAGCAGTAAAACCACCAGACTTCGTTGAAGCCTTCGTTTGTACCCGCATACACTTGTGCGGCTTGGGACTGGTTAAAGTCCCCAAATATATGGCGACGCAGGTCACAGTTAAGCGTCTGCACACGGCCATCGTAGGAGTAGAACTTATCTACGCCCATCCAATACACAATACCAGAGGCAATCACAGCCGCGTTGGGGCCTTCGATAGAGATGTTGTCGCCAAGCAGTTGAGGTGCCCAGACATAAGGGGGGCCAAGGTATTGCAAAGAATACACAGCCGAGTCAGTAAACACCAGCACCTCTTGACGAGTCTGAACTGTGGCCACAATCTCCGAGCCGTGGGACACCCGCACAAAACCTGCTTGGTTAGTGGGGTCAGGCGTCCAGTTATAAATATCGTCTTGCGCTGACCAGCGAATCAACATGGGGTCAAGAATTGCACTGCCGTAGTCGTTGCAGCCAAACACAATGATGAACCGAGATGTGTCAGACACCGTAATGTTGTTCTGGACAGTTGGCACGTCAACAATAGTAGACACCGCGCCCGTGCCTGAAGAAGTTGTGTTAACTGCCGCGCCTGCGCCATCTAGTAGCTTAAACGTCAAGCCATTGACTTCAAACACATAGTACGTAGTACCTGCTGTAATACCCGTTGGTAACGAGCCGCCAGAGAACTTAAGCGCCGCGCCTTCGGTATAAAGTATGGTGGAGGTCACCACAGTTGGCGAAGCATTTGTAAATGACACCGTGCCACCAAGAGAGCTAAGCAGTACGCCACGGGTTGTCAAACCGCCTGTTGCATCCCAATAATAAATTCCGCCACCACGAGCGCCAAAGACCAAGTCTTCGCCGTAGTTAATTTGACTCCACAGTTGTAAGTTTGTATTAGTGGCGTTGCCTGTGCCCCAAGCACCTGACCCCCAAGTTCCTGCACCCCAACCCGTTAGTGGAACCGCAAACGAAGGCCCCGCGTTAAGTTGGTATGCTGCAACGACAGCCGAACCGCCCGTGGCCCCCGCCGCGACTACAGATGGTGTAGTTATTGAGTATGAGTTGTCTGTAATGACTGTAAGTTGAAACTCGGCATTTAGGACAGATGCGTACGTACCCGTAACACCGCTAAAAGTAACAAACGTACCTGTCGTAGCGCCGTGAGATGTGGCGGTTACAGTAACTGTCGTTGTGCCGTTACCCGTAAAAGGGTTTGCGCCAAGCGTAGTGGTTACGCGGATAGGCGTGATGTCATAGTACGCACCACCGTTTTGAATGTAGAACTTTGTATTAGTACCAACGCCTACTAGGTTAAAGTTGCCAAGCGTTGTCCAGTTCCAAAGCGAACGGCACACACCGTTGTAAGTATTTGAAGAGATGCGTTGCCAGCCGCCAAGAATCTCGGGGTTGCCTTGACGGAAACGAATTTTGTCGCACTCATACCATCCACCTTCCGTGGTGTAGCGGGTGTTTTCTTTATTCACCCCCGGCTTGAACAGTATTTTTTGTAATGGCATCGGTCAATCCAGTAGAGCGCATTCAGAAATGCGCCGTTTTACAAGCCCCGGCAACACTTTGCCGCCACCTTTAGTCCAGAGCATCAGTTGTTCTTTTGCCCCTTCCCAATCATTGGCATTGATTTTCCTCTTTAACGTGGATGTTTGCAAGCGCCCCACGCCGCAATTGTAGGCAAAATCCACGATGGAATTGCACTTACGCTCGTCCGTTATAAGGATGGGGCAGTTACGCAAAACACCGGGCAAGTAGGTGTGCTCAAGTTCCACCAACAACAAAGCTCTTGCCGTGGGTTCGTCCATTGGCGGGTCTTGCAACGTGACCTTCTTGCCGTCAGCGTAGTAGGTAGAGCCGTAACCTATCGTGGCAACATTGGCTGGGCAGAGGTACGGCTTGGCCCGATAGCCCTCGTACTTTCTGCACAGTTCTGCGGCTAGTTCTAGGTTCATAACCCACGCTGTTTCAAAGTTCTATCGAGAAACCAATAGTTGATTGTTCCTGCCAAGAGTGCCGAAAAATCTGGAGAGATCATCATCTTGAAGACATCCATTGGGGGTGCTCCTGCAAGGTATGAGTTCCAGCCAAACCACAGATGTACGCCCGACCAAACTAAAAGAATCCAGTACGTCACAACAGGTCTGACTGATGCAGACAAACTAGCCGCCCAACCACCAGCGGCTTTAACCATTGCAGCTTGCTGTTCTATGGCAGAGTTAAAGGCATCCATGACCCCTACGTCCACAGCGGCTTCCCGCTGTGCGCCAATCTCAGCCAGCTTCATCTGACCCCTGATCTGCTCCAACTCACACTGACGGGCAAACATCAGCATTTCATGCGCTCGTTCGTTCTTCTTGTCAAAGAACTTGAGAACTTCAGGGGCCAAGCGGAAGATACCGCCTAATGCACCGCCCAGAATACCGCCAAAGATTTCAAACATAGTAACTCCTCATTTATTGAGCATGAATGACAGGTTTGCATGACGGGGATATTGCACAACACGCTCCCCTTCAGGACACTTGTACTTGATTGTTGCCAGCAAAGTAGCTTTGCCGCTGGTAACCTTTTCCTTGCCTACCATTGTCAACTCGTAAGTAAATGTGTCAATCTCTGGCCCGGCTGGGCCACTGAACTTACTTGCGGTCGTAGTGGCTTCATGCACCATACCCGCCGCATCACGAATGCTTGGGGTAAAACTCTCAACAGAACAATCGTCCCGCTTTTTTATTCTTGCAACCGTTACGTTGATGGGCTTGCCAGCTTCTGCCACGATCTTAAAGTTCTCAGGCGACCATTCAATAATGGCTCTGTCAAACCAACCAAACTTATCGGCAAGTGTGTAACTACCCCCTAATGCGGCAACACTAGCGGCAACGGCTCCAATTGCTTTTGTAAGATCAACCATTACAATTTAAACTCCTAGTTACCTGCCACATCTTTTTGCTTGCTGACAGAACTCAAACAACTCGTACAAGCCAAAAGCCAGCATCATTAACAAAAAAGCACCCGCTGTAATCCCAGCCGCCAGTTCAGCCTCACTCTGCGCCTTTGCCTTACGCTTCTTATCCTCTGATTTTGACTGTTTGGCAAGGTAGGCATCTTCGGCATCCATCTCAGCCGCCCGTGCTTTGATTTTATTCCAAACGTCAATGTTGCCTGTCTGCATATACAAGAGTTGCAACTGAGCCTCCAACTTGGCGGTCTGCATCAGCGCATTTTCTATCTGCATCGCCAATGCAAAATTAGACTTATTACCTGAACGCTTGGCTTCAACCATCGCCTTGGTCGCAACGCTCTTAGCGTCAAACATACGCGCAACCATCACGCCTAGGCCACCTAGGTCATTTGCCACCTTTGCCGCCTTCTTAACAAGCGATATGGCACTTGTCAAACCTGCTAGGGCCGTCAAAGGATCAATCATTTCCGTTCAACCTTTTGCCACTCAAGGCATACTACTTTGCGGTTGTAGACATCTCCCGTCCACGCCCAACGCACACAGCGATATTCATCTTTCTTCTTTTGGCTTGATGATCCCGGAATTAGCATAAAGATCACCAGTAACCATTTCATTTACCACGCCCATGCAATCATGTAAGTACAAAAAATAACAAAGGCCGATATGCAGGCGGCTGCAATGATTGCCTCCGCCCAGTCCCACATAATCAGTTAACGGTTACGTCAGTCACAGCCTCTTCAGGCTTGGCTTCTAACGCGGCTTTTAACATTGTGAAGAAGGCGTCTTTTCCTACGTTGAGTTGGTCAAGCTGAAACTTGGTAGAGCCAATCTTGCGCTCTAGGTCAACTACATGATTTAACAACATTTGTTGTTGCTCCGTCATATCTTCAACTTTGTACTCGACGCCGTCTATGCTTACGATTTGAGATTTTTGGTTTGTCATATCGTATTTCCTTTAATGTGCCACCAAAGGCGAGTGGTGGCTTCCCGTTATGCTGTTACCCAAGGCAGTGGGGGGGTCTGCACAGTTGGCGCAATTTGTTGCTGAATCTGTTGCTCAACAGCCGCTTCAGTTGCCGTTTTATCAACACCATTGGCATAAATCCAACCAAGAACTTGGTCTTGGGTCAGATCGGCGTAGGGCGTAAAAGAGCCAGATGGCGCAGGCACTGAGCAAGTTGAATAGACACTGCCGTAAGTGTCAGCAAAAACACCAGAGCAAGTCCAGTGTACGGTGAAGACGACATCGTTATTGCCGTCCTCTTGTGTGTAGCAGTCCATTGCTGTAACTGTCCATGTGTATTGTGTAGTCATAATTTACCTTTCAAAGATTAGCGGCATCAAGTCGTGCCTTGAGTGATTCAATGATTGCTTGTTGTTCTTGCAAAGCCTTGACCAAAGTAGGAATCAAGTTTGCATTGATTGCTTTGTAGGCTTCTTCACCTTCTGGTGCAGGGTCACGCCATGTTTCAATCATGTCTGGCAATACTGTCTCAAACTCTTGAGCAATAAAACCACGGGCGTTTTTAATGTTCTGACCTTTACCTTCTTTCCAGTCAAACTTGCGAGGCTTCAAAGCCATAACAACATCAAGACCTTCATCCAAATCGCGGATGTTTTCTTTTAATCGTTGGTCAGAAATAGCGGTAATGGTTGTGCTTGTGGCGTAAACAGTGCCGCCATAACCTACATAAAAACGATACGCACCAGCGCCTGTTGAATATAAAGAATAAGCTACAGTGCTGTTTGTGCTAACACTTCCAACAGTTGCAACGTATGGGTTGGTAGCACTGTAAAGTGCTTTTATTCCAACGCCTGCGTTATCCGCGGTATTCGTAGTCCCCACAAGCAAATTGCCTGACGAGTCAATTCTGGCTCGTTCTAAGGTGTTTGTGCCAAACGCCATGTAATCT